CAGAAAGATAATTATAGTTTGTCTCTTGGAGTTTCTGCTACATGGTCTAGACCATTGGATAAAAAACTACAAGATCAATGTAAAGAAGCTGCCGCTGCTAACATCGCATTAATGAATCAAGCTCATGCCAATAAGAGATTAGACTTTGAGATAGCCAGACTCAAAAATTGTGGAGAATTAATGAAAGCAGGAATATCTTTTCATCCCAAGAGCCCTTATTATGCCGTATGTGCTGATGTGGTCGTGAGAGATGTTACTTATGTAAAGCAACACGTTCATACTATTCCCGCCCCTTCAAGGTCCGAATTGCCTTATTCCTCTGACGCTGCTGACCTCGGCGCTCCTTTAGAGACTCGACCTTAACAGTCTTCCCTCGAATAGCAGCAATCTTTTTAATAACTTTCTTGACCGTTGGTTTGACTACTTTCAATAGTAGATCTGCCAGCGGTTTTGCTAATAGAGCGGATGTTGTAGCGACAACAGCAATACCCGCAGTGGTTGTAACCGCTCCTGCTGTAGGAATATTTTCAATAATCTGAGTTGGTATATCTAACTTATCTGTAATTTGAATACATTCTTTCCCAACCAGTCGGTATTCAATGACTCTTTCATCACCCTTTACAAATCCGATTGGTTCTTTTAATGCTTGTGCTTCAGATGGACAATCAATCTTTGCCGATGTAACATCTTTTGGAATCTCTGGTGCAGCCACTTCTGGTGTTTCTGGTGTCTTAATTGGAGGAACTTTAGCTTCGCCACTGAATTCTAATTCATCTGCATTATAATCTATGGGATTAAATGATGGCATACTACCATCACAAAATACTCTCATTCCTTTGGGATCATCAGTATTTAATTCATTATTTCTGCCTCTATCCTGTGGGTGTGCCTCTACACACCCAGGAATATCAATAATAGGAACTCCCACCTGCACCGTTACTGGCGGAGCAGATGGGATTGCTTGTGGTTGTGATGTTGCCCAATCAGAAATTTGAGGAATGTTCAAAGATCTGATGTTAATATCACGAATTTGTGGCATAATTTATGCTCAGAAAGGTAACGCAGGGCCTGTAGTAGCGGGCGCACCCATACCTGGTACAGCTCCACCAGTCATACCTGGCATCTCTGGCATCATTCCATCTAGCATTCCAGGAAGAGCATTAGTAACTGCTTCCGTTGCTGCTTTGGTTGCCGCTTCTTTCGCACTTTCCATAAGTGCATCCTTATTCAAATAAACATATGCACCTGCACCAACAATGGATGCAGTGCCTGCAAATGATAGGATTGCAAGGACATTAATCAACTTTTGCATCTTTATTCTCCAATTTAGATGGTGACTTGTCTTCGTCCTTCTTTTTAGAAGGCATGACCCCGAAAGTAGCTAACGTCCCAGTAAAGACACTGGCAATAAAAGTCGGATCAATATTTTTTTGAGGAACACCAGGAACAGTTACATAATTAAGGGTCAGAATTGCTGCCGACCAACCCAAAATAACAACTCTCACTATGGTGGAAACACCTTCATCAGCCCATTCAAATTTATTTTCTTTTTTCTTGGCTTCCTCTTTCTTCTGTGGAGTTGATTCCATAGATTAAGAGTAAGGCAGCTCTATTTATTTTATAGATGTCCGTTTATATATAACCAACTCTTAGATCTTTCGGGTGGTGTGTATACTTCCCACATTTTCTGATTGGAATTACATACTTTCAGTGCATTGAGAGTCATGTTGGGAGTATCACCTGCCCAAAGTGCTTCTCTTTCTACACGAATAGTAAATGGATCTAAACCATAACGATCAAGTGCATCCTCAGTGAAAGTTCCTGGAATATCATAAGCTTCATACATGTGTATGAGATCTGAGTTCATGATATTACCTGCATAACAATCTTGAGCAGCATGCCAACCTTCGTGCCTCAGCAATTCCAGATAGTGATCATCATCTTCAATAAATTCCAAGTTTATATAAACTCTATTTACATCAGAGTAATAAACCGCACGATAGTCATCAACAAAATATTCTCCAATCGCTTCGTAAACTTCTACATTTGCTGCATGAAGTTCCCGAATAATACGATCAGCCTCACCACTATAATCACCTGGTTTTACTTCATATATGCCTTCATCACACTCAAGCAATTTCATACATCCCATTGCAGTATAGGTGTTGAAAAAATCCTCCTCAAGAGTATGTGCAATTGTTGGTGCAGCAATAGAAGTAGCTGCCAACAAACTCATAATAATTTTTTTCATGTCAATCAAGGTATCCGTTTTCCTGTAACCATTCGCCAGTCATAGGCGTAGGAGGATATACTTCCCACATATTACCATCGGCACATGCTGCTAGTGCTTTCATAGTCATACCTTCAGTGCGTCCAGCCCACTGTGCTTCTGCTTCCCATGGCACAGCAGATTCTGGATAGGTGCGTTCTGCCATGACACGCCATAACATTGGAACTTCTTCCTCTGGTTTGATGATGGCAATCAAACTATTATCAATAGTTCCTGCCATACAATCCTGTGCAGCATGCCAACCCTCATGACGCATGACTTGCATCAATACACCAGGATCATTCATATACTTCTTATTGAGAAAGAAGTTATTACCAACAGTGTGATATACACCACGATGGCCAACTGGGAAATACTTCTCATCAGCAAGAAATACTTTCACACCAACTTGATTGAGTGACATTAACATGTAGTTAAACTCAGATGCATTTGATGTGAACTCTTCCATATTAGGATAGTTATGTGAAATGTCTAGCATGCTAAACACTTCTTCCACATCATCAGTACATTCAAGTAAAAGCATACAACCCATGGAATCCATAGAGTTGTATCCATGTTTAATCTTGTCTTCATCTGCCAGAACTGGGTTCATCCCTAATAGGCAAGTACCAATTAGGATTGAGTTCAAGGCATTTTTCAAGTTTGTAAACTTGCTCACGATGTGTCTCCTTCAAATAGTTTTGAAAATGGTGCTCAATGTTATCGACATTAGTATTGCCCTGACTTACCCAATCATGACAAAACTCATATACTGCACGGCAGTGATCGTTTAGATGATGACTGAGAGCACGAAATACAGCTGCTCTCATTTGCATCCTTTCGTCAGCATATCTCCAGTCTTTTGGAAATTCAGACATGGTTTTAATTTAATCTACTTTATGTAGCGTCCATACCATAACACAGTTTTATATGGGTGTCAATGGTGTATGAACTGTGTATAGCAATATCTACCATGCCCCTTTTCACATTCTCCTACAACTGGATCAACATGATGATTTATTTGTGACGGAAATATTACACATGAATTATTTTTGGATTCAAAAGATATGTCAAAGTCAGTAAAGTGAAAATTTCCACCACTATAAGATTTTGGTTCTTTATGAAACCACGTTACAGCAGTAACTATAGCTGCATCATGATGTGGTTTATAGTAACCACCATTATCATAATATGATATTAGTCCGCCATATTCTAATCGATGCAAATTTGTAAAGAACCAAGAATCTTTTTGCTCAAGAACATCAAAAATTTTCTCACCATAATTCAATAGGCTTGAACAGTTATATTGATCTATATCAAATCCTCTATTTCTTTTTAATCTTTCACCATTAATCGTTGCGCTAGATGTTTCTCCAAATGGAGAATTATCTAATGATTGAAAATAGTCTAATTCAATCCATATTTTTTCCAATTCATAATCATCATAAAAGTCTTCAATATGAAGATAATGTATTGGATCTGTTACAAGTCTTACATTCATCAGTCAATAGTCAATAAATCTTTGGCATTCTTCTGGATTTTCCCTACAAAATTGTCTGACATACCCATGAACATCTACTTCCATAGCTCGATGAGTATGTTCGTGCAACCCTCCAATGAAAATTAAAATACCCACTAACATTAAATTAATGTGAGTAACTGGGTGAGTGACTAATACCTTGAAATAATCTTTCATAAAAAAAGAGGAGTCCTAAGACTCCTCAATTATAGCATGTGATTTACAAATCAGAAGCTGTACTTGACGCCAAGTTTGCCGCCGACGCTTAGATCTTCAAACTCTTGATCGCTAGTGATAGCGGAGAGTTCACCATAGACGCCTACGGAGTCGGTGAGTGCAGCACTGGCACCAACTTTGCCTGAGAACTCAGTGCTTGATTCTGCACCGTCAGGGCTGACGATGGCAGGACCGCCTTGGACATACCAAGCAGCAGAGTCACCAATTGGACCCTCAAAGCCTACGTGAAGGTCGGTTACGGCTCCAGTGTAGTCGTCGCCAGCCCAGCCAGCGTTGGTCTCAACATTGACGTAGGGACCTGCAACAGCAGCGCCAGCGGAAACGGACAGAGCAGCAACTGCTGCGAATACAGATTTGATCATTTGAAAATACCTCTTTAGTTACTTGCGGAATGTTTACCCGCAGATGATGGAACGGTTCGACTCCCGTTCGCTTTTGGAATTATAATACACCTCTAGGGTGTTTGTCAACAGGGGTGGCGCGAGTAATTGAGGCGTTTCTTCTGTTTGTTATATATCGTAATCTTGACTTACGATAGGTTTATTTATGAAGATGGCATGGCCGCTGGAATCATCATTCCACCGTCGCCAGAGTCATCATCTTCATCTTTACTTGCTAGAGCAAGCATTAAAAAGTATGGGGTGATTATGAAAATTAGAGTTTGTAAAAGTGTCCAATCGTAAGTCATGAATCTTTCAACACTGCAGCGATTGGAATCAGCATAATTATTGCTGCTATTACAAATCCCATCACCAGATACCAGGAATTAGTTGTCCTGATACTGCATATGATCCCATTGCGGCTACAACGCCTAGCATTGCGGCCCAACCATTGATGCGTTCTGCTTTTTCGTTCATTGTTTTTCCTCTAAGGTTTTGTTGTATACGATTATTTTTTTACCATCGTGGGTAAAAACTAATTCATCATCATGATCCCAACATAGCTCCTCGTAAAGGGAGTTTAGTCTTTCCATATCTTCGTAAAGAGCGTTAGGGTTAGGCATATCAGTCCATTTCGTTTATGTCATATATATCAGATGCCAAGTGCTCCGAAAAAGAATAGACTACCAGATGTTGCATAAGAAACAACGGCGGCAACGAAACCAAGCATGGCCAGACGACCATTAAGTTTCTCAGCCTTTTCGTTATGGGTTTCAATTCCGTAACGATCAAGAGATTCTTTTGACATATACATTGCAGGTTCAGTAGCGAACATGTTTGTTCTGCCACCTTCTTCAGTGATAACGGTCATTTCCCTTTTGTAACGATTTACTACGTAATTATATAGGAAAGATTAAGTTTTGTCAAGTCTCTTGTTGTGGTGGCAGCGTCCCAAAGAAGGGATCATAGTCGAAGTATGGCATCCAGTCCTCAATCAGTGATGCAGAAGTCCTCCAAAAATCCCATAACCCATTGTAACTACCCTTATGAAAAACATCAATATGAATGTCATGAATGTCTGACCCAAGATCGATTTTATAAAGGAACAGTGGAATTGCAAATGTATTTCCAGAATTATAGATCAAGTCATCTGCTACTGCTCTGGGCCTGACACCTTGATCTAATTTAAACTTATCTCCTCTACAATGCAGTCTAACCAGTTTCTCAGCATGATGACGAGTGATTATGTAACAAGCAGTAGAAAAGTCATTTACGAACCGCTTGTGGAGGCGTACAGTAACCATCTGTGGATTGATGATAGCCAATTGAACCACATCAAAGTCATAAGGAAGTTTTGATTCAAATTGCTTCCAGGTAAATCCCCAATGCTTGATTGTACTAATATCACAATCATCTTCCATCATCAGAAGGTACTGATCGTTAGTATTCTCCAACCAATGCTTCAATGCTTTCAAGTGTGAAGTAGTACATCCAACCTCACCAGAAGTCATATTCTCTGGATATCTACCAGTCAAAATATCACTCAAATCATCATCACGTCCATCACAGGCTGAGATTCTAGTGTAGTTTTCAATACCCCAATACTCAAACTGATCCTCCATATACTTACGACGATCTTCCTTATCATCAAGGTTGATATAGTAGATATGAGGGATACCTTTTACTTTAAACGTAGACTTATTCTTATCCATATCAATTAGAATCCAATTGTTTCCAGTTTTCAGGAATCAAATCTGTTAAAGAGTTGTTTTTATTATTTGGACCAAACCATTTCTTTGGTGCGATAACATCATCAGATCCAGATAACCATGCTCCCCACCAAGAGAATGATGAGTTAGCAATGATATGCGTCTTACACATTGACATTAAGCAAAGATCAAGACGATTGTCATTGGTCTCAGAGATGCAGAATCTATCACCTTCAAACAATTTGTGCTCTACACACCATTGTGGATCATCAGAGAATACAAGAACATTACGGTCTGGTTCAAATTCATTCAGGGCCTTTTCATAATAATCCATACCCAGATTATAATGATTGCCGCTATTCTGAAGATAATCAGTTCTTCTTACATGAATTGAGATTGGATTATCCCATTGGAAGATTTCTTCACAGGGAGTACGAATCTCTTCTAGGAAAGTAAAGTCTTCCCTAATACTTGATTCAATGTGCTTGAAATATTTTTCAGTCTGATAGAATCCCCACAAAGAAACATCATTGGGGCATTGATTGAAAAGAAGTTCATCAAATTCAAATGACCTCTCTTTTGCAAAGGGAGCATGGCCCCTGTCCAACATTCCAATATTAGACTTTGATAGGTGTGGTAATTCAAAGACTTCAAAGAGTTGGTGCTCATACCACTCATTTACAAAATCAGATTTTGGAATACCAAAATCGTAACCACGACGTGCAGCAATACCTCTTAGAGAGGCATATTGGAACATCTGATTCCCAAGTCTACCGAGTTGTCCTAGATGATTAAAGGCTAGCATTTCTATTCTTCAGATAGGGTACATTTTGATAATATGAAAGCAGTTCTTCCTTTGGAGTGTTTCTAAGTCTTTGCCAGAGTTGATGATTCTCCGTGAACTTTGGATTGTGGTAATGAGAGTTATGTGTTCTACCATGCTCAAAATGCCAGATAGGGCCATCAATTCTACCGACTCTATATCCTAGAGCATTAAATCTATAATAGAACTCACAATCTTCTGCACCCCATGAAATAAACTCTTCATTCCATAGTCCACCTTTGGTTACAATATCTTTATTATAGAATTGTGTCCACCCAATAGTTGATGCCTCGGTTCTACACTTATCAGCAATGACATTCAGATCATGACCAGAGTTGATAAACTTCTCAAATGTTTCCATTGAATATTCTACCTGATATTGCCAGACACCGCAACCATATGGGTAAACAACATCAACATTGTCATTCAAGATGGCTTCATAAGACATCAAATGTGATTTGTATGGATAGACAACATCAACATCATGACTACAGATAATTTTAGTATCTGCCATCAGAATAAGATCATTTAAAATCCTAGTCTTATGAAAAAGATTACTTGAATTTTCCTCAAAGATATGAGTTAGATTTTCCGTAGGAGCAATTTTTTTGATTTCTGGAAGTGCTCTGAACTTGAAAACAGATCTAGTATCTACCTCTTTAACAAGAACCTTTGCCTGTGGAAACTTACTAAGTAGGTAAGATACTGAAGTGATTACATTTTTAAGACGATCTTCGGACTCAATTTTTGTCGGAAGAATATAAGTTAGATCATTCATACTCAGGTGGAACCTCACTTGGATCATTGTATAGTTCTACCCATTGCTTAGGAATTAGATCTTCCATATTGTAATGAGATACTGCTGGACCGAACCAAGGCTTAGGTGCAATTACTTTACCTGTCCCACCTTGTAACCATGCGCCCCACCAACTGAGAGAACTGTTGGCAATAATAGCACCCCTACACATTGACATTAGACAGAGATCAACATAAGGAACTGCTGCCCCATCATTAAATTGCATCTTGGAATTGTCAGAGAATAGGAAACGATCCCCCTGTAGATAAGGTTGTTTCTTAGCCCATTCAATAACATCTGATACAACCATAACCTGAGCATCTTCAGGAAATTGTGCCAAAGCTTGTCTGTAATAATCCTCCTTCATCAGAGGATGAGTATGTTGTAGTAATTGATAAGACCACTTTTCTCCTCTTACACCCTGAACATTAGGATTTCCTCTACGGATATGCAAGAAAATTAAATTATCATTCTGAAGTTCATCCATGAATTCGACACAAGGATCCTTCCATTCATCCTTGAATGTATAATCCTTGCGAATTTCATCTTCCATATTTGCTTCACGCATATATCGATCCGTTTGGAAATATCCATCAAGATCGATATCATCAGGGCACTGATCAAATAGTTCCTGATTAAAATGAAATTCTCTCCAAGAAATTTGACGACGTTGTTGTTCGCCAATATTTTCTGGTTTACATCCATCAAGTTTGAAGCACTCAAACAAACCATAGTTATCTGGTCTAACTGCATCAGGACCAGGAATCATCCAGTGAAACCCACGATGCTTTGCAATTGACTTTAGTGCAGCATATTGAAAGAGTTGATTACCAAATCTTCCAGCTCTACCCAAATCATTAAATGAAATACTCATGATACACTTCCATAATGTTTTGCCATTTCTTCAAAGACTTTACTGATACCATCCTGTAGGTTAGTTTTGGGCAACCACCAACCAGTGATGTAAGTATTAGCCTCATTCCTCTTATCTAGTTGCACAGAATCCTTAGCGAGGCCAGGTGTAATCTTAACAGATCTATTAATCTTATTAAAGCAACCCTGGATGATAGCAGCAACTTCTTTAATACTTGAGGAATTGAATGATGTGATATGT